CCAATGCTGCCTGTCTTACTGAGAGAGTTCCTACGCTATTCATATCACTGGAGATGTCTGATGAGTCTATTGTGAGACGTATGGTATCCAGTGTTGGCTCTGTGCCTATGCAGAGCATAAAGACTGGCGATATGGATCAGGGAGGAATGAAGGCTATGAGCAGTGCATCTGCTAAGATAGCCAATAGTCCAATACACTTTGTGTCTGGTTCCAGTGTATCGAATATTGCCTCAGTGACTGCTGTAATACGGCGTGCTGTAAGGAAGTGGAAAGTGCAGTTGGTTCTTGTGGATTACCTGCAGAAAATCCATGGCTCCAGAGGTGCCGAGAAGAAGACCTATGAGATCGCTGAAGTATCGGGAAAGCTGAAAGCTGTAGCCACCGACACTAAAACTGCTATTGTAGCGCTCGCCCAGTTGAACCGTGAGAACGAAAAGGACAAGGGACGCATACCCAAGCTGACAGACCTAGCAGACTCAGGGCAGATAGAAAGAGATGCGGATCTTGTGCTGTTGCTCAACCGGGACAGGAATGAACCAAGAGGCGAAGCAGTGATAGCCATAGCTAAGCAGAGAGACGGCGAGTGTGGACTGGTGAACCTATGGTACGAAGGCCAATACTGCCGTTTCACCGACCCATCACCCAGCTACTGACAATGAAACCGAAATACGACCTAGATCGGGCCAAGCTCTTGAACGATGCGCCGGCCCTGATCAAGAAAGCCATCAGTGCCGGATGGATGTCCTACCCAGTAGGCCAGAAGTACCTGCCGGACGGTTCATTGGATCCCATGCTGCTCGAGACAGAACGAATCATCGAACAGAAGTACACACCACAGCTCTGCAGGATGGCCTACGACCTCAGAGAGCAGGGCATGACACTGGATGAGGTCACAGAGGCCTGCGGAGTATCCCGCGGATCCATCTGCTATCTGATCAGCAAAGGGCATGAGCAATTCCTCACCGACCAACGCACCAAAGATTGATATGGCAGACACAAACAACACAGAGTCACCAGAAGTGAAAGACCCGTTCATCGTTGCCGAATCACCGGCATCCAATGTGAAACCAGAGACGACAAGCGGCACTAGGCCGTCCATACACGTCAGCCTGTATGCCTATGGCGGCATATCAGCAGCCTGCCTGATGTCTTGGGTAGGACTAGCGGCCAACTTCGCTACCAGTGATCGCCAGACTGATCTCAGAACCATCAGAGAGGATGCACTGATCTCCCGCAGTCGCTGCAGGGCTACCAAGTGGTTCCTAGACTCCGGCAAGGACGTCTGGGTGCAGGTAGACCATGACATCGAGTTCGACCCGCAGGATATCATCCGGATGGCTGAGCTTGCCCATGAGCATCAGGCAACGGTGTGCATCCCCTATCCCTGCAGGACATTGCCGCCTAGGCCGGCACTGCGTCCCGATGGGCACTCCCTAAAGGCTTTCCGGATGCAGGTAGCAGACACCGAGACGGCTGCGGAGCTTGTGCCGATTGGGATGTTCGCAAGCGGATGCCTCGCAATCCCTCGACGTTGCCTTATGAGCGCACTTGATGAGCTCGGAGGGTCAGAGGTGCAGACACCGTATAAAGTCGACTGGTGCAAGGACGTGCGTGTCGATGAGTTTCCCACGCTGTGGATGCCGTTCGCAGTCGATACAATACCCGGGCAGTTCGAGTACCTCTCGGAGGACTACGCTGCTGCCATGCGGTTGTCTCTGGCTGGTGTGCAGCATTACTCGATGAAACCAAGGAAGCCGCTCAACCATTGGGGTGAGTATCCGTACTCGTTCAAGCCTTATGCCGGCTGAGAAGAAGAAGCGACCAAGTCTCAATACGGTAGCAGAAGCTGCTGGTGTAAATTACGTTTACACCCAGCGCATACTCGCAGGCAGCACAAAGTATCCGAAGGAGACCATGGACAAGGTCTTCAAGGCAGCAGAAGAAATTGGATATGTTAAAACCAATCATCCGAATCAACACTTCAACAACTCTCTAACACAGGAAAAGGCTGATGCTGTTGTAGAAGGAATATTACACAACAAGCCGTTAGAGAAGATAGCCGCTGACGCTGGAGTATGCCAACATACTGCTTTTAAGCTGATCAGAGGAGTCAAGGTTCCAACAGATTACCCCGAGAACGAGGAAGACTGGAGGCGCGACGTCACTGGATTCATCGAGGTGGCGATCTGGAAAGGAACCAAACGGTTGGCTGAATCCTCTATTAACTTGATCGACGATAGGAGTTTACCGGTCGCGGTCGCCGTGCTCACAGACAAATTAGCTGTAATTAAGGGTCAGCCTACATCAATACACCTCGCTATGACAGCAACAGTAAGCCACCGCGACCTGATGAAGGACATGAAAGAGCGCGATGTGACCCCCGTGAACGACGAGCAGACACCCGATCTGGTTTAGGTAGTGGCCCAAAATGTCCTACCCCTACCGCGGCAGCACCATCGAAAACCACGTATTTAGGCCTGTTTTCACCACTCATGCCTACAATAGCAGTTATATTCACTTGGTGACGCAAACACGCAGCAAAGGCCCGTAAACATTGATCGAAACGCACGTCAGCACCCCTCCGCCGGACCAATGTCCTACCCCGTTACAAGGGCCACCCCGGGGGAGGGGGTCGGGCATTCCGCGGCGGCGCTAAAAGTCGACGGGTTTATCCGAACGAAAAATATTGAGAAATGACCAACCCCATCTGCCTCACGTGCTCCAAGCTATTCACTATCCTCAAGCCTCGCGAAGGCCCTAAGCAAAAGCGCTTCTGCAGCGAGGCGTGCAACGCCGCATGGTGGAACGAGCAGCCGCAGCACCCTGTCATACCCAAGGTCGACGCCTCGCACCCCCGCGCACTCGAGTTGAAGCTCAAGCGTACCCAGCTTGTCCTACTGGAGAAGGCCGATCCGTACACCTACGGCTTCATTCCGGACCACTGGGAGATTGCTAATACCGAGTTTGCTGCCACTCAGGAGCTGCTGATCTCCGGTGGTAACCGCGCAGGTAAAACACTGTGGGCAGCACGGCGCATTGTGCAAACGCTGTTGGAGAAGGAGAACGCTAGTGTACTATGTTGTCACACTAGCCATGCCACTAGCGTAACTGTACAGCAGCCTGCCATATACAACTATTTGCCTGTAGCACTACGAGCTACTAAGAAGGGCCGCATTCACTATTTGAACTACAGCAGGAAGAATGGTTTTACGGATGGTTCTTTCATTCTGCCTAATGGATCACGGTGTGATTTTCTGAACTACACGCAGAGCGAGAACACTATTGAGGGACGTGAGGCCGACTTGATTTGGTGCGATGAGTTGGTGCCTCAGAGCTGGGTTGAGACGTTGCGATATCGGCTTATTACACGCCGCGGCAAGCTCTTGGTGACACAGACACCGCTGGAAGGTGTTGCTAGTGTGTACAAGGAGTTCACTGCTGGCTCTGCTATTACCCGGTTCGATGATGCGGATCTGCTGAAGGGCAAGCAGGCGCTTCCTACGTGGCCTATGGGCAAGTCTGCTCGCACTATGGTTCAGGCTCAGACCAACCGGAGGACGGTGTTCTTCTTTAGCGAAGACAACCCGTACAACCCCTTCGATGAAATGAAGTCGAAGCTGGTGGCCTCGCCTATGGGCCAGATCCTCACTCGGGCCTACGGATGGGCAAGTGACAACATAGGCAAGGCCTTCGCTCGGTTCAGGCCGGATATCCACTGTATCGAGCGGGATAATGTGCCTCCCGGTGGTACGCTGTACATGGTGTGCGATCCGGCTGGTGCGCGTAACTGGTTCTGTTTGTGGCTACTGGCCTACGAGGATGGGAAGCGCATTGTGGTGCGGGAGTTCCCTGACTTCAGCAACTATGGCGAGTGGGTGCTGCCTAGCGAGAAACCTGACGGCAAGGCTGGGCCTGCGCAGACATTGGATGCAGGCCGGTCGATATCGGAGTACCGCAACCTATTCAGGACCATTGAGGCGGAGCTTGGTTACGGCGAGCCTGTGATGCGACTGATTGATCCTAAGGCCGGCGGTAGTCCGGCGCTATCGGAGCAGGGCGGGACCACTCTGATCGACCTACTGGCCGAATCGGAGAATCCGTTGGATGAACCCATGGCATTCGTACCTGCGCCGGGTGTGCCTGTGGACCAAAGGACGTCGGCTATTAACAGCCTGTTGTCCTACGATGCCACACAGCCGCTGACGCCGTTGAACGAGCCGAGTCTGTACATCACCAAGGACTGCTCCAACCTGACGTATGCGCTATCTGAGCATACCGGACGCGATGGTCAGAAAGGTGCCAGCAAGGATCCGATTGATTGCTTGGGTATGTTGCTGGTCTCCGGCCTTGCCTACGTTGGCAATGGGGGCTTCAATTCCCGCGGCGGCGGTGGATACTAAATTTTGACCCTATGCAAGGCGATTCATACAAGACGGCTACTGATGTGATGGCGTCGGTTGGCGACTCACCCAATGTGAGTGCGTTGACCGAGGAGTTGCGGCGTGCTGCTACCGATTATGGTATTGGTAGCCGTGTCGAGCGTATTGAGAATACGCGCTACTGCCGGTGGCCCGGTCAAACGAGCGACGGCAAGAAATGGAACGATGCGTCCAATGCGCAGAAGCCGGCGTTCCCTTGGGATGGTGCTAGTGACACTCGAATTCCGCTGGCCGATGAGGTGGTCAATGGATTGGTCGATCTGTGCTCGACCTCATTCTGGCGTTCTATGCTCAGGGTTGTCCCGAGCAATGTGACAACGGTCGATCAGGCCGCTACCGCCCACAACCTGATGGACTGGGCTGTGAACTCCAAGATGTACTCGGATTTGACCCGTGAAGTGGAGTTGCTGGCTCAGTATGTGTGGACCTATG